CTCGCGGGGACACCTGTTCAACGGTGTTCTGAACTGCAGAATCTTGGCAATAGCCATGTCGAGTTCGGATACCTCCACCAAAGGATCTCTAATATGAAACCAAATAGAACATGGGAGTACGTAACCAAAAAAGCCGGTCAACATTTCGACTGGGTTAATGGTGGTACGCCGGGAAGTTTAACATACTTCCAGGATGGGACATATTATTATATGCCCCTGAACCATAATCATCCGCGAACTGCGGATGGTATTTTTCTATCTGGTGGGGAGTGGCTCGCCTTCAAACGTAAAATTACGTATGGAGGTGACACTGTCCCTATATTTCGTAAGGGGTGGGGTAAAGCCTTTGGAGGCTCTACCAAGGTAATAGCTGCGCCTCTCACTGTATTCAGTGATGCGGAGCTGACTCAATTTCTCGCTGACTTAGCAGCAAAAGGTTCGGAAGCCTGGGCAAAACTGAAGCCCGCGCAACCTGACTTTTCTGCTGCATCTAGTCTATACGAGTTACGTGAGTTACCTGCCTCTTTAGGGTTGCGTTTACGCGACCTAAAGAGACTACTCGTTCGCTACAGAGCAAAGAAAAGATACAAGAACACAAAGTTCATATCTGATCCGTCCTTTGTAGGGAAGTCTTACGCTAACATTGCTGGCGATTCCTATTTAGCTGTGGTTTTTGGCTTTATGCCGCTAATCAAAGATATTAGGAATTTCTTCGGAACTTTCAATAATAGAAAGAAAGCTCTCGACCAGCTGTTAAGAGATGAAGGAAAACCTATCAAGAGAGACGCTACGCTAACGTCTCCTCCTGATACCACCACGACTTCAACTTACAACCGTTCTGTTGCCAATACTGGCAAGAATAGTGATGTAAGTCCTACTCTTGTAACTCAATGTTACTTGACTAGTACGTATGCGCACCTAGCGATCACGAAAGTGACGACGGAGTATACGTATAAGACGTGGGCCAAGGGCAAGTTTCGATACTACTTACCGCCAGGACCCAGAAATGGGCCTTGGAGGAGAAGTTTGTATCGCCGGATTATGGGGCTTAGAATCACCCCAGAAAACCTGTATAACATTGTTCCTTGGTCTTGGTTGGCCGATTATTTCACCGGCTTAGGTCATTTCATGTCAGCCATATCTAGCGGCGTCGAGGATCTACTCGTCGCTGACTATGCGTATATGATGCGCACAGTCACTAGAAAAACAACCTACGAATGCCACGAACCCGTATATTATAATAAAGCGGGTAACGGCCATGTCAAAATATCGACATTGGTCGTTGAAGACGTGGTAAAGATGAGGTTGAAGGCTACACCCTTTGGATTTGGCTTCAACGAGGAAAATCTATCCCCTCGTCAAGCAGCCGTACTTGGAGCTCTAGGCGCGTCACGTTTGTGAGCTAACCTAGCCTTGTACAGGAGACGTTGCGAAACGTCCCAACCACTAAAAGTGTCTTTTAATAGATTGGAGTTTCTTATGTACGCAGACCCACAGACATTGACAATCAATGCTGTCGCCACTACCTTTAACCGAGTTGGTTCTTCCAACCCGGCATCGAAGGGAGTATTTCGCACCGCTGATGATCTACAAGAATTTGTAGTCACTCAGAACGTTTCGGCCAACCGTTTTCGTCGTGAGGTTCGTTTGAACCTTAAGAAGATTGCTGTTGATCCGATCTCGACCCAGAACAAGGAAGTTTCTACTTCTTGTATTCTGGTAATCGACGAGCCTAAGATTGGATTTACAAATGCAGAATTAGTTCTGCAACTCCAAGCTATGCTCGCGTGGGCAACCGTCGCCGCAAATCGGGACAAATTGCTCGGTGGGGAGATCTAGTCTTATTAGATAGATCGTTCTCTGCTTTATTGCAGCGTACATAGGATGGTTTTCACCACCCCCATTTAAGGAGGAATGAATGAAAAGACCAACCACGCTCCTGCATCGGGTCCTTCTCGACGAAGGACTGCAGATCAGTTGCACCATTGAACACGACTTTCGAGAAATCGAGAGTCGTTATCAAGACGAAGGTATGGGTTTTCTAACGATTACCCTACCGACTTTATCAGAGGCTCTTGAACAGGGCCTCCAATTCGGTCGCATCGCCCCACATATGTTTCCGGGATTCAAACCCTGGAGACGTGGGGGAAGTCTCCCCGCATTGCTGCGAGGTTATTTCATGCGCGTCTTTGATATCGATGGTATGTTGTTGGAACATCCTTGTATTGCCTCGATAAGAGCGATACGCCAGGTTACACGCCAATTCAAAAAGGTCGTGTTGCCTTGCTCAAAGGCCCGAATTAAAAGGGCTTATGAAAGGTATGTTTCCAATGACAGACAAGTCTATGACATTGGCGATTGGAATTCTATCGACGTTAGTCTTTGGACTAGCGTTAATAGCTACCTATGGTCTGACCTCGAAATCTTATCTGGAGAACTTTATTGTTTTCCAGGGAAGTTCGGGTCAGGTGCCACAGCAGAAAGAAAGAAGCTCAACGAGCGTCTTTCAATATGCGAATGGCCAACTAGAGCGGAAGAATCCTTCCCCTCCAGTTACCACGCCGTCGCCCATCCAGACTCCGCAAGAATAGCGGAAATTAAGTTTCTGGATGAAAGCGATGAGCGGCCTGTAAGGGTCGTTCAAGTGCCAAAGACTCTTAAGACACCACGTACTATCTCGGTTGAACCAAGCTATATGATGTTAATGCAACAAAGTATAGCTCAGCCGTTGATGAGATATTTGGAGAGCAACCGCTTTCCTTATAACTCAATCCGTTTTACAGATCAATCTGTAAATCGTGATCTAGCACGTGTCGGGTCCATTGACGGTAGTCTTGCGACTATCGACCTTTCCGACGCCTCCGACATGGTTTCTTTAGACCTAGTTCGGAGTATGTTCGGATCGTCGTGTCCTGCTTTTCTTCAAATGATCGAAGACTGTAGGAGCACGAGGGCCCGTTTGCCTGGAAATACGGTGATAACTCTCCGTAAATTCGCCTCTATGGGAAGTGCTTTATGCTTTCCCATTGAAGCCATGGCGTTCTTTTCTATAGCTTGCTATAGTATGTTACGCCAAGAAGGCAGTGTCCCATCGAGGAAAAGGTTGCGTCAGCTTACTGCAAAGCTGGCGGTGTATGGTGATGATATCATCATACCAACCGAGATGGTGGCCGGACTGATGGAAGACCTGAAAGCTTTTGGCCTTAAGGTTAACGATCAGAAAAGTTTCGTTGCAGGGTTCTTTAGGGAATCTTGCGGCGGCGATTACTATAAGGGGCACGATGTGACCCCTACGTATGTTCGTCGCTGGAACTTTACCGGCGACACAAGTGATGCTTCAACGCTAATCAGTTGGGTGTCATTATCAAATCAATTTTACTTGAAAGGATTATGGCATGCAGCCGATTATATTAGAAGCTATCTCGAACAAGCAGTCAAGCACAAGATACCCTATTCTACATCTAGAATCGGGTGCGTCCATTTCGCTTCTGTCGTTTATAGCGACATGTTGCGATGGGACACTTCCCTCAGTACGTACTGTACACGAGGTCTTGTGCCAACTGCTAGGAGACAAGATGACGGGATCCATGAAATTCATGGAGCTCTTATCTATACTTTCCAGCTCAGAGATCATACAAGAAGTCTTCGAGAGGCTGATAGAAGATGGAGAGATCCATCCTATACCGACAATCGACCAGCGGTCTATAATAGACATGCCGTTCGATTACCGGAACTCGACTTTCTATCTAGAGAGTCGGATTTCAGCAGCTTATGGGACATACTGGGACGCGGAACCTTTGATCAGTCAGATCATAGATACCACTCTCCAGTTCTTGTGGGCAGAAATCTACACGATAAATCCTATCGTGACGAATATGCCGATCCCAAGGCGGGTTCGTTAGATTACCTATTCCCTCAAATGGGTCTAGGATCATCTAGCACTAGTGTGGTGCCCTACGCCACTAAACTAAAGCGTAGGTGGGTCCTGTCGAAAGACAGTGTCTGGAGGGGTTAAATCCTCCATCCTG